AATTGTTCAAACCCTCAAACATATTCAGACCACAAATCATGAATCATGGAAACCGTAGACAGAACGAAAGGAATAATGGAAATGATCAGTATCGCCCACAGAATGCAGGCCAACAAGCACAAAATGTTCAGAATGGCGCAGTTAGGCCAGCTCAGCAAGCAGCAAGAATCAACCATCCGCAAGACCATCTCAAAATCGTCCAGGGTGTTATATCAGCGTTCTCAACAAACAAATGGATCTCATCAGAAGCTGAAACATCTCTCCGACAGAAATTTCTTCATCTTACCAAAGGACAGGACAACACCCGACTCCGTATTGGAGGTGAATTCGGATACGATCCTCATCCACATGCTCTAGGCAACATCAACAGAAGCTATCATGATGATTTAATCATGTATAAGTATGTAGATGGGACTGATAAAGTGTGTGATGTAGGTGGTTCTGAAGTCCGAACCTATGGAAGGTATAAGGAAGTTGAGAAGGATGATGGTAGTGTTGTTCGTATGAACTGGGCTCATCTGATGTGGTCAATGTGTCCTAACATTGACTGTAAGGATGATATCCGAGTTCAGGACAACACGAAGCGTATTGAGAGAATTATACGCGAACATAACTTGCGTGACTTACAGCTGCAGACCCCTACTGGGCCCATTGTGCGAAATGCCGTTTCTTGCAACCACGCTATGATGAAAGGTGAGTTGCACGAAGGTTGTGGATGCTCCGCTGACTTTGACGTGTACAAGAGTGTTGAGAGCTCATATTACCCTGGTGTGTTGTCTGGCATCATTGATCGTATGGTGAAGAGTTATAAGCGTGGGAAATCTCCACTGGCATATTTGTCGATTAACAATTACGGAGCTAAGATTGTGTCTGAGTTTTCAGATGCTTCTTCTAAAGTCCGTAATCAGTTATCTGCCATATCCAGAGGTTTTGACCCCGTTAGCTCTTTCAAGTACGTTTTGAATGGATGCAAGAACACTGACGGAGTTTATGAGTCCGAACACACTATTGTTATTGATGAGAAGACAAACATGTTCGAAGTCACAGCTCGAGTGAAAGGAAACGCTATACCCTATATACACTATTTCCCACTCCTGCTGAATGATGAGTCATTCTACGTAAGCATAGACGATCCCGATTATGTTGCACTGTTCGAGAGAATGGACAGATGCATCAATGGGGATGTGCCTTTAGATTTGTTTAGAATACGTCTATTGCTTAGGAACCGCATTTCAAGGAAGCAGTTCGAGTCCCTCCCATTGATACCCCAATCCTTCATGACAGGTACGTCTTTGTCCATCACCAACCCGTCCGAATATTTGGAAATGACGAAGGTTGACGAACGTATAAGTACTTGCGCCAAACCCAGTTCGAAAGACTTGGAGTTGAGCAAGATCACTGAGGACAAATTGACAAACATTGTCAACGAGATCTACTCCGACGAGAAATGCACCAAGGCTGGCGATAAAGCAGTCGATTTTGTTAAACATAAGGTGCGTCGTGAGTCAGAGTACTTGTTCTTGAGATGGTTGCAGCGACAACAGGCTGGCAGATTAGGAAAGATGCATAAATTTGTTGTTAGACAAATAGCTGGTGAGCTCTACATTATAGTCACCACGCTTGGACGCACTTTCTTAGGTTTCGTGGAGGAAAGGAAATCTCTAACTTGTATGGCTAAGGTTCAGGATGTTATAAGCGCCTACCTTACCTTAGGAGTTAAAGCTAACCAGACCTCTATTATGCACAGTATGGTTACTGAGCAAAGAAACTCCGATGATCGCACTGTTAAGCTGTTCACCAATCAAGAAAGCTACATCATTGCCAGATTGCTGCGTAAAGCAGAGGAAGCTCGCTTCGCCGCAATCGTCGATGTTAAAGCTTAGAAGGATAAAAGCTCCGGCTTAACCGCTGGAGCACCGAGGGACCGGACCGCCTACGCAACCTTGCAATCATCTTGCGTTGTTGACCCCGATAGGTGTGATCCGGCGAAGCAAAGAGGTGTTTATCCGCCCAAGCTTCGAGGAAAAGGTGAGTATGCAGGAGATTTGCGTAAAGTTCCGTGCACTGTGGAAGAAGAGCACATAGGTGCTGATCAACTATTCCCAATACCAAGACATGAACTTTACTACACGCCTACTGTAAAGCATCACTGTCCAAGAGTCGCTCTAGCATCATCCCTTAGAGCGTGCTCCAATAAGGTAGGTTTCGATCCAGATATGTTTAGAAGGTACGCCGCATGGTTCCGACGAGTTTATATTCCTAGGTTTGTAAAGTGTTTAGACCAGGAACTCGTTAATGTGAATATGGATACTTGGCTCGACAAATACAATGTCAACTATCGTAAGCAGATGGGAGCAGCCATTTCAAGAGATAAAGTGAGCACCAAGGGTAACTTGGATTGTAACTATGAAGCCTTCACGAAAGTGGAGCTCCAGTTTACTACAGTGCCACATGACTTGAAAGACACCCCACTCAACGATGCTAAAGAAAGACAGATTTGTGGACCAACGAATGAGAAGAAAGTGTGGGCAAACGCATTTATAAACGCTCTTGAAGGCGTAGCGTCCCGCCATTTCTCGCCCTATTGTGGCCGGGCCAACTGGATTGAGATTTGCTCCTCCTTAGATGAAATGGAGCAGAAGTTCAACAAACCCATTTGGGGAGCTTCTGATGGCAGTGGTTTCGACATGACACAATTTCCTGAAATGAATAAGCTCATGAATGAGCTTATCATGATGTCAGCGAAACACCCCAATGTTACTTTTGACGAACCTTTGAGTTTGGACAGGTTGCGTGAAGCATTGGAGGGAAGCATAAAACTTAAGGTTGGTATAGATCGAGGAAACCTTAAGTATGAGGCTGTTGGTAGAGCTTCCGGTGATGGATGGACCACGTTCGGAAACACCATGTTGATGGTTTCCTACTGGGCATTCACTTTTGAGGAAGTTGCTGGTATTAAGAAGTATGGTCTCAAGGTAAAAGGTGATGATGTATTATTTTGCCTTGAATTGAAGGACCAACCCGTTTTGTTACAGGCTAAGGATCTGGTTTTCACTAGTTCGAAGACCGAACATAAGCATGGCTTGGGTCAAATTTGTAAGAAGATTGACTTTGGGGATATAACACAACTAGACTTTTTGTCGAATGAATTCTTCAGAACAAAGGAAGGTAAGTTGAGGATGACTAGAATTGGAGCGAGGATTTTACAAACCCTTGCTTGGACCACTAAGTTACCCAGGAACATACCTGACGAAGTACGAGAGGACATCAGAAAGCAGTTGTTATACTCCAAGGGTCAGTGCCTTAAAGCCTGGTGCCAAGGTCTTGAGCTCTGGGAAGCGCTAGCTGATAAAATGATGGAGCTAGGGCGACCAGGAAAACACAGCGAATTCAACCAGTATGCCGACGCTGATCGTGTATGGCATAACCGTGATGATAACGCCGCTTATCTTGTTTTCTTAGAAGAAATGTACAAGATTACAAGCCGTGATGTGCAAGCTGCCATAGCTGCTATCAAGGCTGTTACCACCACAACTGGTTTCTTAGAGTTGCCAACGCTGTCAAGATTCTATAGTAGAGGAGGATAATTTGTTTTGCCCGCGCCCCCCAGCAGTTAGGGGACCGTTAGAAGTAAGAAGGATGCATGAGTGCC